GGCACTCTTCAAGGAGTTCAATCAAACTTTTTATCCGGTTCAGCCAACCTTATAATTGGTTCATCAGTTGAATGGGCTGGCAGTGGTTCAATTTATGGTCAAGTTGACAGCCTTGGACTCTGGAACCGCGCATTGAACGATGCAGAAGTATTTGCTCTATACAATGGTGGGGCTGGCTTGGAACTTGAAGTAATACTTCCAACGCTTGTAAAATTGCAAGCTCCTGTTAAGTTCATGGGCAAAGTTAAATTTGGAGTCTAAATAAAATGCCGTCTGTAACTGAAATCCCATCACGAATCCTCCCACTTCAGAGTTTAATCCCCGGTGCTAAACCAAGCACAGCTCAGTGGATTGAACGCGAGATAGCGATCAATGTTACAGACGGCAAAATTTACGTTCGCGTTGACGAAGACCCAGTTCTTGTTGCCGAGCGTATGCCAACTCCTCCCAGCGATCAAGGGACGTTTGTTCTGAAGGTCGTTAATGGGGTTTATACGTGGGTAGAAGAATGAAATATCTAATTCCAATAATTCTAATTGCTCTTGCTGGATGCACATCAAGTCCTCCAGTAAACCAACCGGAGTTTGTTGGGAAATATAAGAATGCTTGTTTACCAGAGGCAATTGCCATGACGCAAGCACTGAAGCAAAGCGGTATTCAAGCAAAGGTTCTTATTGTCAACACACCTAAATTCAGTCACGCATTGACGTGCTATCTATATCCAGTTGGTCAAAATAAACTTTGGGTTTGGGACTCATACTGGAAAAGTATGAACCTTAGAGCATGGTGGGATAATTCTGACTCTGTAGCAAAAGAATGGTTGAAGTGGTGTACAACTGATATTAAACTCGTAAGCTCACAATTTTTAAACAATTAATAATATATGTAATACTATGGATACTAACTCTTTTAACGCAGGAATAACTGGAATCATGGCAACTGCCACATCTGTGGGAATCTCTCTGCTCCCTGAGATTGAGGCTTGGCTTAGAGTGGGTTCACTCTGTATCGGTATTATTGTCGGCGTTGCATCTCTAGCTGTTATTGTTAAAAATTGGCGCAAGAATAAAAATTGATATTCAATAAGACGTTGATATATTATTTATATGAAATCAATTATTGTTAAAACATTATCGCTTTTAACTGGAACATCCAAGTCTGTATTGGAGTTCATTATTCCCATTTTAAAAAATAGCACAGCTAATGCTATTAAAGACATTCTACCAATTGCTCTAGAGGTTGTTTTGTCATTACGTGATTCATCTAAAACTGGTGATCAAAAGCGCAGGCTGGCTATCAATCAAATTAAAAAAACCGCATTCAGCAATGGCATTGAAGCATCTTCAAGTGCAGTAAATCTTGCTATTGAGTTAGCGCTTTCTCGTATTGAGGAATGAACGAAGAGAAGATATGGTGGAAAAGCCGGACGATTATTGGAATCGTTGTTATGTTACTGGCTCAAGTGTTAAAACGTATGCACGTTGACATAGTGAATGAAGAGTTAACGGACATCGTTACTATTTCTATGGAAGCCATCGGCGCAGGACTTGCTGTTTACGGGCGCGTAAAGGCTCGTAAAACGCTTCGCAGGACAATCCCTGGTGGTTCGTTCAATCCAAACGCCCAAGTGCGTAAAGCGTCTCCTGTGAGGAATAAGATATTTGGTTTGCTTTTGATGATGGTTGCCTGCTCGTATGGGCAAGTCTATCCATCTAATGTTTGGTATGAGAATCCAATTCGCTTTACTGATCAAATAGATTATCGACCATTTATTGTTAGGTTGATTGATAGTTTAAAGTGCAGTTTTGTATTAATTCCAATCAAGGGAGAAATTAGGGGATACGCTGAATTCTAATTATGCCACAAAGAATCGACATGGCTAAGTTCATCTTGGACTCAGAAGCCAGGAGGGACAAGCATGGTAACCTAAAGGTCTATGATCTACCTGCCGCTGATGGCGGGGGATCGTACGAGGTTGCCGGAATCAATGATCGCTATCACCCAGAGGCCGCTAGAAAGCTTAAGAACCTTATTTCTGAGGGCAAGCAATGGGAAGCCGAAGAGTACGCTAAAGCCTATCTAATGGACTACACGGACGTTGTTGCTAACTGGACACGTAACTCTGCTGTTGAGGCATTCCTTCGTGACACTGTGTTTAATCGCGGAGCTAAAGGTGCGCTCAGAGTCTTGCAGATTGCGCTTGGTGTTCCTGACGATGGCAAGTGGGGTCCGATTACTCAGGCAGCTATGGGCAAACAGACACCGGCAGAACTATTAGAGAAACTTCGTAAGGCTAGAGAGACATACGAGATCCGTATTGCCCCTCCAGTTGGAGCTAGAAAGCAGTTCTGGACTGGTCTTCAGAACAGATGGGACAATGCGCTGAAGTTTAGCAAGGAGTTTATTGTTTAACAATTATGACAGATAAAAATAACAATCAAGATGGAGACGTTCTCTATTTACAAAAAGAAAACTTAAAGCTAAAAGATATTTTACGGCAGTGCCTAAAGGCTAGGCAGATTGCCCATGTGAAACAAATCATCCGAGAAGCACTTACAAAGGAAATTTAATATGAATAAAGAATCAACTCAAAGACGTGTATTTTTGATCAAGAAAGATAGCAAGCCTAACGTTTCTGAACAGCAGGCCGTCCAAGATCAACATAAGATCGAGGTTGTTGAAGTTAAAAAGGAAGTTGCTCAAGTCAAAACACGCTCAAGTTACTTAGATAACCTGTCAAGGCTATGAGTGATGCAATTAAGGCGGCAATGAAAAGGCTTGGTGTGTCTGGTGTTAATAAACCTAAACGTACTCCTGGCCATCCAACTAAAAGTCATGTTGTGCTTGCTAAAGAAGGCTCAAAAGTTAAGACAATTCGCTTTGGACAGCAGGGAGTGTCCGGCTCTCCCAAACGCGAAGGGGAATCTGAAGCTGATCGCAAGCGTAGGGCATCATTCAAAGCTCGTCATGCAAAGGGAATTGCAAAGGGAAAGATGTCAGGAAGCTATTGGGCAAATAAAGTTAAGTGGTAGAGTTACTTACGCAATCTCATTAAAATTCTTTTTGACTTGTTCACATTTATTGTTAGCATCCTATCAACATGAAGCGAATCTTCATCAAAATTGACGGAGCAAAGTGGAAAGTTCTTTTCAAGAAACCATCTCCAAACGATTACATCGGGATTGAGGAAGACGACATTGGCCTTTGTGTCTCTGAAGAGAAAAAGATATTCGTAACGCCAGATCCAGACCATGTACTCGGAACTGCAATTCACGAGGTTCTTCACGCTGTATTCCCACAGCTTAACGAGGATGCGATTATTGCAGGAGAAGAGGCGCTGATGCAATTGCTAAATAAATTTCCGAATGAGCTTTTATATGAGTCTTAAGAAAGGATGGGTAACTCTATCAGCTTAAAATACGAACAATATAATTCTTTAGTTAAAACACAGAGGTTTCTTCGTGACCTTCTATTTACTGAAACAAGACCTAAGAAAGTGTCTGAACTAAAAGCAAGAGCATATAGTTGCCTCCGTCACTTCCCTCATTTAAAAGAAACCGGAGAGCCAATGTTTAGCATGGATGATTTCCCGTGTCCCAAAATTCAACTCATAAACGAATATGACAGCAATAAATAAGCAATGGAAGAAGTGGATGGCAGTTAGTTGTTCACACGGAGATCATATTGACCCAGAAGCTAGGGACGCTGTGCTTAGGTTTAAGGAGCAGTTTCGCCCAAATACTACCATCCATCTAGGAGACTTCATTGACGCAGCAGCGGCTCGTTCTGGAGCAATGAATGACCCTAATGCTTCGGACAGGGCGGCATCGGTAGCTGAAGACCTTTCTGCGGGTGTTGATTTTTTGCAGGAGCTTCGTCCAAATCATATTCTATATGGCAACCATGAGGACAGATTGTTCCGGTTAGCTAATTCACCTAACGCTCTGGCCGCTCATGCTGCAACTCTAGTTATCCAAGAAATTGAGAAGACTGCCAAGTCACTCAAGGCTCGTACATATCCATATGATATGCAGCACCATCCAATAATTGGTGGCACACGCTTTATCCACGGATTCATGTACAACGTGGCGGCTATTAGAGATCATGCGGAGACGTTTGGGACGTGCGTGATGGGTCATATACATCGCACTGGCATTGAGCAGGCTAGGACGCTTGATGGCGCTACCGGATACTCGGTTGGTATGCTTATGAGATTCGGTGCTGACTATGCCAAGACGAAACGTCAGACGTTAGCTTGGACACAAGGATTCGGTTACGGATATTACACGGACACACAAATCACAATAAACATATGCGAAAGAAAACGCTCAAACCCTTGGATGTTGCCGCTATAAGTTCTGCTTGGGAGGACTTATTCACTCAAAACAAGGCTCACACGATTGAGTCACTAAGGAAAGATGGATGGATTTCTGTCATTGAAATCTCATCTAAACTAAACAAGTCTCGTTGCGCTACAAAAAATGCAATGGATAGAGCTGGACTTCAACACAAGAATTTCGATGTAACGATTGATGGTTGCGTTAGAAAGACAGGATTCTTTAAACTGAAAAATTGAAAGGTGGAGAAGGATTTACCCCTCTCCACCCCACAATGAACACACAAGCATAGGCCAAAAAGCCCAGCGACAAGAATCTATTTTATTGTTTCCCAATAGTCAATGGGATAATTAATTTCTATTTCTGTTTTTTCGTTGTCAAATCCTTTGACTTTTTCTTGTTCGACTTGGAGCTTGATTGTCCACGGGTTGTCTTCAGGTAGGAGTCCAGCGTGTCGGAGGCCATCGAGTAGATTCTTTGTTGAAGCTGCGGCGTTGTCTGGATCAAGACACCGGACTCGTAACAGAGTGAAGCGGACTTCAATGCGCCCAGTAGCGCGTCCCAGGCTATGTTTTTCTCCTTGTATTGGACCGCCCAATGCTGGCGCATGGTCTTGTTTAGCGACGGGGTTCTGTAGTTGACTATTAGTTTTAGTTGCATTGGCTTGTATAAATGATCTTGATGCGTTAGGGAATGCCATGAGCAGTTGCTGTTTAGTCATAGTATGTATCCATTTTCCCTTGCCCAAGCTGGATTGTCATGGCATCGAGTATGACACTGGCGGCAAAGAGATAGGAATGTATCTTTGTTACACAGGTTCTTTCCCCTCTTTGCCATGTGGTGAATGTCTGTAGCATCGCAGTCACAGATCGCGCAGTATGGATTCAGCGCAAAGTGTTCCTTCCTTGCCTGAGAGTATTGCTTTAGTTCCTTAGAATGTCTTGAAGATACCTTATTCATCGGCTTCTTTGATGTTAGCTTACTTCTTCTTTTTAATAGGCTCATAATATGACTCCATACTTTTCAGCACTTCGAGACATTCGCTATTCTCGATTAGCGAATCAACACATTTCGGAAATTCTTTACCTCTCATATGCATGTCACCTAACTTGTTTAGTTTAAACGGAGAGACGAATACTTTCATCTCCCCATTCTCAAGACCAATGAACGGAATCAAATCCATTCCATTAGTCTAGTTGCGATAGTATTCTTGTTAACCATTCTTCTTTGTTTTGTTTTTTAGGTTTGCTCTTAGCCTTTGATTTACGGACTCGTTTGTTTCTGTAAATGTCAGGTATTGCGCTCTGATCAGCAAGTATTTCATGTGTAATTGTCTTATGTTTCTTCGGACAATATCTTATCCTACGGACAAAGCAAACTCCAGTACTTGTTTCCAGCATCCTGGTGTCTTTGACATCTGTATCCTTACCACACTTATGACATTTCATTTATGAATTTCTTTGCCTTCTCCATTAGAAACATTTTACTTACAGCCTCATCTACTGTGTATGCAGGATATTCAATCTGGAGAACGAGTTGTTTCACCAACTCGACTGAAAGAGATATTTTCGCTGCATCTTCCTTTGCGTTCTTCCGTAGAGACTTGATTACTCCAACAAGCTCATCACGCTCCGATTCAAGACGCTGGTTTGCGCATATTAGATCGTTAGCGTTTTGATGTATCGTAGCTCCGGCTACCAATCGTTGCTGAACTATAGCCCGTAGCGATTGAACCTCCGCTCGCAGTGAATCAATCTCACATTGCGCCAATAGGCCGTGATTTACTTCTAACGTGTCATCATCGCGCTTAGGGTAGCGGATTGATATATCTCCCACATATTCTGGCATTGTGTCTTCCATATTAATCTTTCTTTAAGAGTTCCTCTACGATCTGTTCAGCTACATCATGCAGTGATGGGTATGCGAGCATATTGAATGATTTTCCATGCTTTTCAATAAATGCTTTCCAATCTCTGTGTTCAGCTTTAGTGAGCTTTGTTTGGTATGGTCTTGCCTCTCCAGCCTTACGGATGATGTCCATTATGCTGTCAGCCTTCTTGTGCATGGCAGCTTGGATTTCAGCGCGGTCTGGATAGACACACTGCCGGATGCTGGTGCAGCCTGGCGCTATCTTAACGAGCCAGTAGCCTTCATCAAGGCCATGGTATGCGTTTGGATCATTGACTTGGATATATCGCTTCCCAACTTTGCGGTAGAGTATATCTGACTCTGCTTGTGCTATGCGTTTTTGTGCGTTCATGCAAAAAAAATCTTGCACTAAATCTAGTGGTATGTCAATATCTGATTCCCATGAAACACACATTCATTTACCTTGGCTGCGAGGTTAAGATCGCAGATAACAGAGTCTCCATATACAGACAAGATGGAAGCATGGAGAGGATCATACTGCATCGATTGCCGGATCACGATTCCGCTGAAGAATTCGTTAAGGATTACATCACGTTGTCTATTGTTAAACAATAAATGAAACCATGCACAATAATAATACCATCGTCCCTTACATCAGTCTTTGTTCCGGCTATGAAGGAATCGGACTTGGACTCCACCGCTGTATCCCAAATCTTCGCTGCATCGCTTACTGCGAGAGGGAAGCATTCGCCATCGCAAACTTGGTTGCGAAAATGGAAAAAGGACTTCTGGATGAAGCCCCTGTTTTCACAGATGTCACAACTTTCCC